AATGACGCGTCGTATGTGTCGTGACTATCGGATAGCTTGGCATTTTACCTGAATACCATTCGATGCTCTCTTTTAATAGAGTTACAATTTTCACATACATGACCTTCAAATACAAACGAACATGTGTCACACTCATTGAGTACTCGTATGTTCCTTTGTACAAGCTTATTTTCTGAATACAGAATCAAATCTCTTACAGTGTATATACCGTACATTACCATAGTTTCAAGTGAAGGAAACTTCATCTACTTACCAAAGCAACCACAACCTTTAGTTACCTTTAGCATCACGGAGAAGCTATCGATCATTGGTGGAACCATCTTCTTGAGAACGACCTCAAGTTCAGAGTCTTCTTCACCTTCGTCAATTTGTTCGATGATAGAATAAATGAGATCGATCACGAGTTCTTTCTTTTCTGGTCCCTTGAGAGCCTTAATCGTGTTGACCTCCATCATGAGTGTGGAGACAATACCACAAATGTTTTCCTTGTTGATACCAGTCTTCTTGTAGCGGTTCGCAAGAGCCTTCACACGTTCAATCACGATTCGGGATTCCTTCGACTTGTCATCATATCCAGAGAGGACGCTTTCTGGGGTACTCATTATATATTACTATCATAGAAATAATTTCTTTAACAATTGTAATGGACATAGACAACTTGTTATTAGTATCCGCTATGTCTTTAGGTGTGTATCAAATCATGTATGAAATAAACGAAGCATACAAGAGAGATGACCTGTCTGACATCGATCCACAGTATATCATGGTCGGCGTTTTAGCTGGCCTTCTATGGTCTGTATACAATTACAGAAAGGGTTCGAATTACTATTCACTGTACTCGATGATTGGTTCACTGATAGGTCTATACACATTGTATCGGATTTACAAAGAGCGGGAGGAGGAAAAACAGTTTCCTTAACTATTGTGCCCATGAATTCTAATATTTTACACTTTTCTTCGAATGTCAATCTTCCTGTCTTCTGAAACACATAAGACAGGAGCATTAATATGATGTATATCGATTGTACTACATGCATCTACCTTTTACATACCTTTAAAAGAAGGGTTTTACCCTCATCTGACACGTCACTCATGTAAGTCCTGTAAAATTTCTTGGGTGTGACTTTTGACCCGTCTAAATAATAAACCATCTCCGTTTTGGAATTTATGAAATCCATGAAAGAGTCATAATATTTGGAACACCATACTTTAATTTTATCGATGTATGGCTTTGAACGAGTCATGGTCTCTTCTCGCACTTTTTTGGTTTTTGCCAGTTCTACTTGATATTCTATGTAATCATCTGTATCTATAAAATCTTCACTTGTTTTTTCTGGTGGTACAAAGTCAGCATCCGCCGCTATCGCTTCAATGAGCACGGATTTTATTTCGCTTAAACCAAATTTTTTAATGTAATATTCTTCTGAACCTTCTATCATACCACTTTTTTTGTACCCATACATACCTAGTAGTATGAGGACAAGGGATATCAGTAAAGTTAACATGTCCTTCTGATATATAATAATATTAATTTCTTCACATATACTATAACAATGTTTCAGCGCGCAAGAGATGGTTTTATGAGAGGTGGCGCTGCAGTAGGTAGAGGTGTATCCCAAGCTGGGCGTGCTACAGTTGGGTCAATGCAAAGAGGCTACGAGGCTACTGTCGCATCTGCACCAGTACTGTCTACTGCAAAGCAGCTCCAAAATCAAAAATTTGATATTTCTATGAAAACTGGAACACTTGTTTCCATTGTGTTTCTTCTCATATTTTACATCACTATATCCGCTCTTGGTATAAATGTACTCAATAAATGTTCGCTTACTGATGATTCCAAGAATTTACAGAACATAAAGGGCTATTTCAGTCATACACTCGCCATGGCGTTAGGTGTCGTTGTGTCTCTATTGACCATTCAATTATTTACAGCCGAACTTTCCGCGTTCTATGTGATCTTCTCTCTAATGGGTGCGGTTGGTTCTTTCATGTTGTTGAACGTCATAAATAAATGTGACCCAGCCGACAAGAAGGGTAAGCTTGGATATGCTGGATTTTCTGCCGCCGCTAATATCCTGATGTTGATTATCTGTCTATTCATGTTGTTTAGAGGTAAAAAGGTAGTAACACAAAGTGAAGCCACTGTCTAAATTGAAACACATCCAAGCGCCTCAAAATGAATGGTAGAAAAAGTGGGGTTCATCAAGAGATTATATTAATAGACCCAAACGGTGTAAAATGAATTTTACCATTGTATTCACATTAATTTAAAGCTTTAATATGTTAAATATATAATGCATATAACATATGCGATAGGCGTTTGTGACGAACACAAGGAATTACACTCATTACTCACATTTCTTAAACGAACGAAAGATGAGCGTGATGACATAAACGTGTTAGTTGATTCTGGAAAAGAAACCACGGAAGTCACGCGTGTATTAGGTCTATTTTCAAATGACATTTGTGTGAATAGAAGGGTATTTGATGGTGATTTTGCGTCACACAGAAACTACCACATAGAAAAGTGTTCGGGTGACTATATATTCATGATAGATGCCGACGAGATACCACAAGAAGATCTCATACGTAACATAAGACAACCTTTTGAGACAAGGGAGTGTGATCTAATACTCGTTCCTCGTATGAATTTGTGTCCCGGATACACACATGAATGGCTCAAAAAATATAATTTCAACGTGAATGAGGTTGGCTTCATTAATTGGCCGGATTATCAAGGTCGTATTTTCAAAAATGATCAGAGTATTAGATGGTCTAAAAATTTACATGAAGTTGTCACTGGCGCAAAACATGTGATACGTCTTGACCCAAATCCATCTGTTGGAATTTGGCATATAAAAAGTACAGAAAGACAAGAGAAGCAAGATGACTTTTATAAGAACTTATAGAATTGAATTTATTTTATGTAAATGAAAGTCATTTTGAGTATAACAAGTATACCAACCCGTTTTCAGTATTTAAAGCCTCTTGTCAAACATTTAAAAGAAATTAAAGGGTGTCACGAAATATGGGTAAATATACCAAAAAAATACAACCGTTTTCCAGAATGGGATGGTGTATTTCCACACGAATCATTCGGTGACGATGTCATAATCAATAGAGATTGTGAAGATCTTGGGCCAGGTACACAAGCTATGGGTCCAATTGGTAAGACTGACGCTGACATGATTTTGTATGTAAACGATGACACACTTTACAGAGAGGATATGGCGTTGCATCTCTTAAAATGTTTTGAATTGGAGGGGTCTAAGAGTGTGTGGGGTTTGTCTGGTTTTGATTTTGATACATATTTCAAGGGTGTGTATCCAAGAGAACACGGTAAATCGGTTGACGTTTTGGAGTCTTATGGTTCATGTCTATCTAAAACTGAATGGCTTGAAAAAATACTCCCAGAATTCAGAGAATTGTATGCTATATCCTGGAATGACGACATGCTCCTGTCAAACCTATTTGAAAAATGTGGAATAATGAGACGCACGTGTTTTACGCATCACTGTAATTTGGGTCAATTGAGACAATTGAATTATGGGTTTGGGGATGACGCTTTACATTACTTGGCGGCCAAAGATAGTGGTACAGATACATTGAGTCACACAGAAAATAACAAAAAAATATTAAGAGATCTTAAGTCTATTGGAAAAAAGTATTTCAAATATGAATTAACTTAAAGCGTTTATACGCCATCCACATAAAATGTGGTGGCGTTTAATGGATGATGCTATCACGGAATCCGATAAGCTCAAACTTATCGAATTTATATCATCGACCAACATGTATACATGTGGTAAAAAGGTTGAAGAATTCGAAGATGCATGGAGTAAATGGATTGGATGCAAACACTCTTTATTTGTAACATCCGGGAGTACCGCAAATTCACTTCTCATCTCTTCTGTAAAGGAACATTACAACATTCCAGATGGTTCCAAAGTTCTTGTACCCGCGTGTACATGGGTGACAAATGTCTCTCCCGTGTTTCAAAATAACCTTGAACCCGTGTTTTGTGACATAAATTTGGATAATTATAGTTTTGACATGGATAATTTACCGACTGATACTGATATACGAATTGTATTTATCACGCATTTGCTTGGATTGAATGCACCGGTAGAAGCACTTAAAGAAAGGTATCCAAATGCCATATTCTTGGAAGATATATGCGAATCACATGGTGTAAAAGACTGCAATGGTAAAAGGCGTGGAACTGGTACTGGTTCGACTTTCAGTTTTTACTATGGACATCATATGACTACTATTGAAGGTGGTATGGTCTGCACGGATAACAAAGAACTCTATGAACTCATGCGTCTTAAGAGAAGTCATGGTATGGCGAAACACCTTTTACCAGAAAATTATGATTCAGTCGTTTCAAAATATCCTCATATAAATCCAAAATTCTTGTTTCTTACAGATGGCCACAATTTTAGAAATACGGAGCTAAATGCTGTGATTGGTTTGGAACAACTGAAACGCCTTGATAATAACATACATATACGACGAAATAACTACGATCATTTCATGAATAGACTTTCATCATTGCGAGACATGTTCCATGTTCCAATGTACGACAAATTTAATAGTAGTTTTACTTTACCATTTGTGTGTAAGACGAGAGAACAGCGAAATACACTCATAAATGTATTGGATGATTTATCCATAGAATCAAGGCCGATTGTCGCCGGTAATCTCCTTGTTCATCCATTTTTGTCCAAGTGGAAGGATACAGTTGAGACACCAAATGCCACTATATTGAATGATAACGGTGTATACATAGGTAATAACCAAAGTATTACAATTGATATGATAGATACACTCTTTGACACCATAAAAGATAAGATGTATGACTCGTTACCTGTTACCAAATATAATGACAAAGTGGCCATGGTTACTGGAGCAAATGGCCAAGATGGGTCGTATTTGATTGAATTCTTACTTGAAAAGGGATATACAGTGCATGCTATGAAAAGGCGTTCTTCGTGTTCCAATACACAGCGCATAGATCATATCATTTCTTCTAAATACAAGGATTCTGGTAAATTTGTCATCCATTACGGTGACGTATGCGATCTTTCTTCCATGATAGATATTGTGAAAGAGGTCAGGCCGAGCGAATTGTATAATCTCGCCGCGCAGTCGCATGTAGCCGTGTCTTTTAAAGTCCCCTTGTATACAGCTGAAGTTGATGGTATGGGTACTATGAATGTACTCGAAGCTGTCAGACTCACTGGACAAACTAAGACCTGTCGCGTGTACCAAGCTTCTACGTCGGAGCTGTATGGTAAAGTTCAACAGATACCACAGACTGAAAATACACCGTTTTATCCGAGGTCACCATACGGTGTTTCTAAACTCATGGGATACTGGGCCGTCGTAAATTACAGAGAATCATATGGGATGTATGCCTGTAATGGTATATTGTTCAATCACGAATCGCCTCGACGCGGTGAAAATTTCGTAACTAGAAAGATAACCATGGGTCTTGCTAATATTAAGAATGGTAAACAAGAATGTTTGTATTTGGGTAATCTTGATGCAAAGCGGGACTGGGGGCATGCCCGTGACTATGTGGAATGTATGTGGAAAATGTTGCAACAGGACGAACCAGAGGACTATGTTATTGCCACCGGTGAAACGATCACTGTGAGAGATTTTGCTACACACGCGTTTAAGTGCGCTAATATAGACTTGGATTTCAGAGGGAGTGGCCTCGATGAAGTTGGTGTCGACAGTAAAACAGGTAAGATTTTGATACGCGTGGACAAATCATTCTTTAGACCAGCAGAAGTTGATCAGCTCGTGGGCGATCCATCAAAGGCTATTCGTCAATTGAATTGGAATCCTAGAAAAACAGACTTTAATGATTTAGTGAGAGAAATGGTCGAATCCGATATGTCCCAATAAGATAATGTTTGGTATTATTAATGCTCGAAGAGGAGATACGTACCATTGAAAATCATAGGTGTGAACTCGACGAAATCATAACTGATTTATACGAGCTAAAACCACTTTTAGAAAAGTGTGGCGATGACACGATTCTAAAAGGATATGACGAGTGTGACACGATTGGGTTATCTATAAGTGAATGGTATATACGAACAAAGCCTATATTAAAAAATTTAACAGCTTGGTTGTCCATGTACTACGAACAAAAAATTGAATTGTCCCATAAAACAAATGATTTAAAACACAGAATCAAAAAATTGCGTCACGAGGTACTCACATCATTTAATAAATCTTAAGAATTTCTGCTACAGCCGGGTGTCTTAAGATATCTT